TTTAGCAGTTCGCTGCAAACAGATTTGGAGTACTATAAATAATATGTATAATGAACAAAATATTGTTCGCAAATACTAACTATTTTAAACAACTTAAAATGAGGTGAATAAATTATGGATAATATAAATGATATTCTAAGAGCAAAAAGAATCGTTCGTCAGAACGGTTATACAATCAAGAAGCCAGCACGTGATTACGACTATGAACGTGAAGATCGTATGAATTTGATTCGCGCAAAGCGCATTGTAAAGGATGCTGGATATTCCTACGTAAAGCCAAATGATGGTGTCACTGATAATGCAGATGATTTTGACACAGTACCAACACGTAGACGTTATCAGGATGATTATGAACCACGTCCACGTCGTCGTGTAGCAGATGATTTCGATGATGATGAACGTCCACCACGTGTTCGTGATGAATTCGAACCACCTGTTCGTCGTAGACCTCGTCCAGTAGATCAGGATGATGATTTCTATGATGATGTTCCACCAGTAAGACGTCGTCCACGTCCAAGTGATGATGACTCATTTACAACTCGTCGTCAGCGTCTAGAACGCCCAGCTCCAGTAAATGGTGGAGATGAACCTAATTTCCCAGGTCGTAGACGTATGAGAGAACCTGTTAAGCCAGAAGGAGAACCAGCACCAGCTGCAGCTCCAACTCCAGCTAAGACAGATGCAACACCAGCTCCTGCAGCAAATCCAGCTCCAGCAGCTCCTGCAGCACCAGCAACTGAAGATAAGCCTCGTCAGAAGACACGTCAGGAAATCTATCAGGACATCGCTGCAAAGTACGTCTAATATAAATTAAATAATTTTATAAGAGGTGCAAAAAATGCGCCTCTTTTTTATTATTATAAATAAGATATGAACAAAGAAGATTTTGAATTACATCCTCATTATCCTCCATATCCTCCACCACACAAAGATGGTTCATATCCAAGATATTGGCCATATTGGCCTCAATGGCCAGCAGGTTGGCATGGATGGAATGATACAGAACCAGCATCAGTTGGTCCTTGGGGTTGTTGTCCTCCACCACATCCAGATGACTGTGTATGTGTGACTCAGCAAGATATTGATAATTGGAATAATATCAGTGCAGTATCTGCTTTATCAGGATTGGATTTAAGTCCTTTATCTTCAATAAGTGGAATGGATTTACCATATAGTGCAACTTTATGGAATTCATGCTATGAAACAGTATATGAAAATAGTGCAATGTGGAATGAAATTTCTGGTCTCCCAGAATTATCAGGATATGTATCAGCATTCTCTGCATGGACAGTAGATAAGATTGAAGAATTATCTGCACATGAAAATAGAGTATATGTTGATCAAGACGATAGTCCATATTCACTAATCGGTGATGGTTCAGCAGAAAATCCACTAGGTTTCAATAGTACAGTGACACAATTACTATATTACTTAGATAATGGTCGTCCAATGTACACTATTGAAAATAAAAAGTATGGTGGAAAACCATGTGTTCCTGAACATGAATGGTTTGCAAAAACAAGTGCTGTAAATCTATTACAAAAATCTTATACAGATCTATTAGAAGAAACTTCAAGACAAAAAGCTGCAATTGTAGAATTGTGGCAGTCCATAGAACTTATATTAAATATCATAACTGACAAATACAAAGATAATGCAGATATAGCTGAACAACTAAAACTGCTTAATCAAAAAATAACTAATTATTATTTTGTGGAAAATGATAAACAACCAAATAATACAAATAATGGTTAAAATTCGACAGTTATAAATAATATAGGTTAGGGATATGGAACAGGCTTTAAAAATCATCGCAACAGGAAATCCTTTAGCAATTGTAGCATTGCTTGCAATTGTTATTGTATACTTAGTAATCAAGTATGAACGTAAAGGTACAGCAGAAAAGCGTGATAAAGAAAACGCTGAACTTGTAGCTAAATGCAAGCAATATAAAGAAAAAATCGAGAATCTAGAAGAAACTGTAGAAGCACAGAGAACAGCTATTCAAGAATTACAATTGCAGAATGAACTACAAGGTAAAGATATTGAGTATATCAAGAATGAACAGATTGATGTAAAGTCTGATATAAAGGAAATAAAAGCAACATTAAATACTATGGCAATTGCACTTGAAAGAATTGCCGCTAAATATGATAAGGACTAAGTATGCAATCATTTAGAAATTTTTTAAAAGAAAACGAAAAGAAAAATGATAATTTTTCAAAAATGGAAGGAAATCCATTTATTTGGTTGCTTGTTATTCCTCGTTTATTGAAACTAGGTAAAGAAGAAGCAAAGAAAGATGAAATTTTAAAGAACGCAATTAAGGTCACTGAAAAGGCAATGAAAGACGTTCCAAAGAAAGGTTTAGAAGAATTAAAAGCAGTTAAACCTTTCCCAGTAATGGATTTGTTTAAGATGTCAAATAACTACAAAGTATTATTTGCAAATTACTTCTCAGATTTTAAGAAAGTCGTATGTAATTCAACAGATTCATTCACAAAGGCTTTAGAATTAGATGCTAAATTAGACGAATTGTATAATTCCCCAGAGTACGAAGTATTCAAAAATAACATCTAAACGCAAGTTATATAAATAAAATATAGGTAAAGAGGAAAATCGTTATGAATTTAGAACAAAAGAAATTTGAAGAATGGAAAAGACGTCACGGAAAGCTAGACGAAGGCTTCCTAGACGGTAATGATGATTTAGAAACCGCAGATGTTCCATCTGAAGATGCAGCATCTGAAGAAGAAAAAGATTTATCAGAAGAACCATCAGAAGACGATGCTGAAGGTGGTGATGAACAACCAGAAACTGACTCAACAGAAGGAGATGCTCCAGCAGAAGAAGGTGGAGATAATTCAGGTGAAAACTTGGATGACTTCGGAGAAGGTGAAGGTGAATCTGAAACACAGACAGATGATGGTGTAGAAAAAGAAGCAGAAGATACTACCGAATTAAAGGACGTTTTAACTACTCTTACAACAGCAGTTCAAGCATTGACTGACAAGATTGATACAATGAATGCTGAAACTGGTGATGAAGGCGGTGAAGAAGCTCCTGCAGAAGGTGGTGATGAAACTGCTATGGATGATTTTGGTTCTGAAGAAGGTGGAGAAGAAGCTCCTGCTGAAGAAACCTCTGAAGGAGGAGACGAAGGCGGCGAAGGAGAAGGAGAATCTACAGAAGGTGGTGAATCAGAAGGTGGTGAAGGAGAAAGTTCTGAAGGTGGTGAAGGCGAATCTACCGAAGGTGGAGAAGGTGAATCATCAGAAGAAGCACCAGCAGATGAAACCAAGTCTGAAAACTTCAACTTCTATCATAAGAAAGGACAGCCTCTAGATGAAGATAGTGATTATATCATTGGTAAACTATACGAAGATCGTTTCGATAAGTTAGAACCATTCATTTTGAGTGCATTAAAAATGAAGATTAGAAATCACATAGAAGAATATAAGAAACAGGTCCGCATGGACGCAATTTCAAAGAAACTCGAAAAATAATATAATTCATCTCTTTACATATTATTTTAACCGTTAACTCATAGTTAACGGTTTTTCTTATGTATAAATAATATAAGGAGATTTTTATGTATATAAACGAACAAGCACATACAAAACAAGAATTAGCATTAATCAAACAATTAAAAGAATTCTGTGATCAGAATAATATTGAGTTAGACTACGGTGGACACATGAATAAACCAGGTAGTTATAAATCATATAATACATTCCAAAAGGGTGCAGATTTAATATATGATAATTATAAACTAGGAAGAATGAGTTTCCGTCAAGGTCCAAAAGGATTGCAGTTATTCTTAGTTGTTGAAGAATTATATGTTGATAATTCAATTAGTGAACATGTAGCAAGTATTAAGCTTATTTCAGAAAGTGATACAAGAGTAAAAACATTTGATGAATTTACACAAGCTATCTTAGATAATCAGCAACTTGTAGAAAAATTTAAGGAAATGTTGAAAAAAATTAAGAAATTCGTTGAAATAATCAACATTTAATTTTGTATATTTGTATATAAAGAGGTGATATGAAAATTGCAGGTTTAGATTTATCAATTTCCAGCTCTGGAATTGTTATTATGGAATTGGATGACAAATTCAATGTAGTTAATATAGAACGTCATGGATTTGTCACCACATTAAAACAACAGAAATTGAGTCCTGATATGATTTACTATAATGTAAAAGATTATAGTTGCACATATCAAAGATACCAATTCTTTTGTGATTATATTTTGAAATGGTGTAAAGATTGTGATGTAGTAGCAGTTGAAGAATATGCTATGGGTAAATCTGGTGCACAAGGTTTGATATTTTCATTAGCAGAATTTGAAGGAAATATCAAAATGAGTTTATTTAGAGAAGGAAAGAAGTTAAGATTTTATCCTCCTGGAACACATAAGAAGTTTTTCACTGGTAAAGGTAATGCAGGAAAAATTCGCCCATATCAAACATATAAAGACTATAAAGGTGTTAAGTTTGATATAAGTGATTTACCAATTGTAGTTGACGATAAGAAAGGTAATGCACCAACAAGTGACTTAATTGATGCATACGCAATATGTGAAATGTTAAGACATGAATTGGCTTTGAAAGCCAATGTAATGGAATTACATACATTGACTGTTGAACAGATACAAGCATTAACAAATTCAACTGATGAACATCCTGGTGGTTTAATTAAGTCTAATTTCGACCAATATAAATAATAATGGAGGAATTATGATAACAACTATATATCTTGACATGGATGGAGTAATTGTTGACTTTAGAAAACAATGTGAAGATTACAAATGTATCGAAGGAACTAAGGTCAATTGGCCTGTCATCCATGAAGCAGGACCAGAATTCTGGGAAGACTGTCCATGGACAGAATCTGGTGAATCATTTTATAAATGGTTAGATAGATTTTGTAAGGAAGAAGATATAGAGTTGTATATTCTATCAGCAGTTTCTTATAAAGATGGTAAGATTGGTAAGATAAATTGGTTGAAGAAACATACTAATATAGATTTGCATCATACCATTATAGTTCCATTTGGAGTGACAAATAGTCGTGGTACTGGTAAAGAAATCTATGCAAGTAAAGACTCAATTTTGATAGATGACTTTGGAAAGAATGGAGCTGCATGGGAAAAGAAAAAAGGAATATTTGTTCATTATAAATCACCTGAAGATGCAAAAATGAAGATATTAGAGATAGTTCAAAAGAGTCGTTAAGCGGCTCTTTTTTAATCAGATAAATATAATATGACAGATTACGCTTCAGAAATGGCAAAGATATTTGGTGGTGCATGTAGTGTAGAAAACACTGACTGGACTAAAGAGAGATACTTTGATAGTACCTCAGATTGTTATGGTAGTGAAGTTGCACTATTGAATAGTTTAACCGCTGAAGCTTATAATACTTATGGTTTCAAAGTTCAATACTTTATTAAAGAAATGAACTTAAAGAGAGACCCTATAATGGGAGAAGACCCATTAGAAAATGTAGTTAGAAGATTTGAATTAAACATGTATGCAGAAAGTATGCCAAGTATGCAAAAACAATATGAATTGCAAGGCATGGTTTATACAGAAATCATAACATGTATGTGTAGTATTGCACATTTTGATGAAGCATCACAGATTGACTATGATGATAAATCAGCAAAATATCCATCA